GTATCAGGTTGCAGCAGAAGAATACGGCGATGCCACGCTCTGGCCAGACATTGCAGCCGTTAACGGACTGGATGACCCCCAGCTCACGGGTATTCAGACACTCACAGTTCCTCTTAAACCTGCAGATAAGCCATGATCAACCTCTCTCTTTCAAGCCCGCCAGCGGTTCGCCAGATTTCCGGCCGCTGCGTCCTGAATGGCCATCAGGTTCCGTTCGTGTCCTTCAGTGTGGAGGACACGGCTTACCGGGGTGCATCCGTTTTTGACCTGACGCTGGCCATTTCAGCTTTACCGGCAGAGATGTCGCTGCTGAGCTGGTGGGCAAAGCAAAAAGTCATCCGGACGGAGCTGACCGTGTGCGTAGGTGAAGCATCGGGTACCCAGGAGCGGAAACTGATTACGGGTGAAATTGATCAGTGGCATTACACCCCCGGACGTTTTGAAATCACGGCTGAAGGGCGAGACCTGACCGCGCGGCTCATCGATGCCAAAGTCACGGGAGAAAGCTTCCGTAACATGACCTGCTCGGAGATTGCCACGCAGATTGCAACCCGTCGGGGACTGAAACCCAGAGTTGTTTCAACCCGGCACCGGTACGGCGAGTTTTATCAGATCGATACGGCATACCTGACCGGGGAACAGACTGAATGGGACATCCTGACGTCACTGGCTGGATTCGAAAACTTCACTGTGAGGGTTGAAGGTGAGACGCTTTATTTTGGTCCGGCTGAACAGGCGCAGAGTGGTGAGGATTATGTTATTTGTTGGCAGCCGCCAGGAACGCTGGCATATCCACGCTGCAATATGTCTGACGATATGACCTTTTCGCGCGCGCTGACGATCACGGGTGGGGTCACTGTGGAGGTGCTCAGCTGGAATGTGAAACGCAAAAACAGGCAATTTATGGTCACTTATCCACAAAAATCCCATCATCCCGTGCCCGGCGGGACTGCCTCAAAAGGTAAAGTCTGGCGGGTTGTGCGTAACGGACTGACACCGGAGTCGGCCCAGGCGCTGGCCTGCAGCCTGTATCAGCAGATTATCCAGCATGAGATGACGTTCACCGGGTCAGTAGCGGGTGACACTGTTCTGACACCCTATACCGGTATTCGTATCGAGGGGACTAACAGCCCGTTCGATCAGCGTTACTACTGCGACCGGGTGCGACGGACCGTCAGCTGTGATACCGGCTATACCATGTCGCTTTCCGGGCGCAATCACAGCCCGGCCTTTGAGGTGATACCGTGAGGGTATTGCTGCAGGTAATGGCTGCCACGGCACGGCAATCCGATGCCGGAATAAATCAGACCCGGCAGGGGATCATCACCAGTTACGACCCGGTGAATTATGCCGTTAAAATCCAGCTGCAGCCCACCGGCGAAGAAACGGGGTGGATACCACTAAGTTCGCCCTGGGTAGGCAATGGCTGGGGATTTGCCGCCGGGCCGATGATTGGCGCGGTGGCTGAAGTGGATTTCGATGGTGGGCAGCCTGGTGCGGGTATGGTCTCCGGGCAGTTTTACAACGATGAAGATCGCTGCCCGGGGCCGCCATCCGGCGAATTCTGGCTGGTGCATGAAACGGGCGCTTTGCTGAAGTTCCTGAATAGCGGGGAAGTTCTGCTGAGCGCGAAAGAAAAGCTCATCTACGATGCCCCGGCGCATCACTTTACCGGCGGTGACGTCCTGATTGATGAAAACCTCACCGTCGGCAGAGACATCAGTGATAAACATGGCCATTACGGCACGGTGCACCACATCCGCACGGTCTATAACGGTCACACCCATCTGGCAAACGGTCAGGGCAGTCCCACAAACACCCCCACTAATCAGTTCACACACCTCCCGCCACGGTAACCCATGTACGACCTCTATCATTTTACGGGTGGCGACCTTGAAGGTTCGTCCACGGGAGATCTGCGCGCGACCACGGGCAGCGCGTGCGGAAAGCAGCGGATTTTACGCCGCCTGCTGACCAATCCGGGTAACTATCTGTTCCACCCTGAATATGGTGCCGGCCTCGGCAAAAAAGTCGGTGAAACGGTGAAGCCAGGCGAGTGGAAAGCACTCATCATCGGCCAGATACTGCTGGAAGAATCTGTGGCCAGCCATCCCCCTCCCGTGGTGAAACTCACCCTTATTGGAGGCGGTGTCAGCGTCTCGCTGGCGTACACGGACGCCATGACCGGTTCCCAGGAAACACTAAGCTTTAACGTTACGAGGTAGACAGATGGCACTGAACATAAAATCCTTTTCACAACTCGTCAGTGAACAAGTGACGGCCATCCAGGCCCGGACGACGTGGCTGGTAGATTTCTCCATTGGCAGTATTCTCCGGTCCCTGGCGGAATCGAATGCCGGCGTGACAATGTGGATACAGCAGTTGATTGTGACGCTACTGGTCACAACGCGTGCCGCCACCTGTTCGGGCGAAGACCTGGACAGCTGGATGGCGGACTTCAGCTTTCCCCGTCTTTCTGCTGTGCAGGCAACCGGCCAGGTGACATTCAGCCGCTTCACAGCCACCAGCAAGGCGATAATCCCATTGGGAACGCAGGTGACCACTCCAGACGGTTCGCAGACATACTCGGTCATCGCTGATACGACAGTAATAGCTTGGGATGCGGGCCAGTCAGGCTATGTCATTGATGCAGCCGTCAGTTCCCTGTCTGTTTCGGTGCGGGCAAACATCTCCGGGGCTGGGGGCAACGTGCAACCGGGCGCAATCACCGTCATGACAGGCTCAGTCCTGTACGTGGATAACGTGACAAATACAGAGACGTTTGTGAACGGGAAAGATGCAGAGCCGGATGACGATTACCGTGCTCGCTTTGTACTGTGGATTGCTTCACTGTCCAAAGCCACCAGAACGGCGATCGAGTTTGCACTCAGCAATCTTCAGAGGGGCGTCAGTTTTACCCTGACAGAAAACGTGAACCGGGACGAAAGTTTTCATCCCGGCTATTTCTATGCGGTGGTGGATGACGGGAGTGGTATGCCATCAGAAGACTTTCTGAATCGGGCGCGAATGGCCATCGATGCCGTGCGAGGGTTTACCTCCACGTTTGGCGTGTTCCGGCCGCAGATCCTCAGTGCTGACGTCATCCTGTCTGTCACCACAGAGTTATCCGCTGATCATCACGAAGCGGCCCGCCTGGCAGAACAGGCGATCAGAAATTATCTCACCAGCCTTTCTCTGGGGAAACTGCTGGCCTATACGCAACTGGTAAGAGTCGCGTATGGCGCCAGTCCGCTGGTAACAAACGTGACCTTTCTCAAACTCAACGGGGGAGTCGCAGACCTGGCGGCGTCTCCCAGACAACTCATCCGTCCCGGAAACATCGTGGTGAACTGAATGGCGAAAGGTGACCAGAACGATTTCTTTAAGCGGCTTCATGCGCTGCTCCCACCTGGCTGGTTTGCTGACAACAGTCCCGTGCTGGCTGGCGTGTTGTCAGCCTGCGCCAGATCATTAGCCTGGTGTTACTCACTGTATCTTTATGCCCGCACACAGACCCGTATGGCCACCGCCAGCGAAGGATGGCTGGATATGACGGCGTATGACTTCTTCGGGAATAACCTTAAGCGGCCGGAGGGGATGTCTGATGACCTGTTTCGCAGGCTGATGAAGAGAAATCTGTTCAGGGAACGTGGTACCCGACAGGCTATCACCAACATCCTGGAGGATCTGACGGGTAACATACCGAAGATTGTAGAACCACAGCGACCTCAGGATACAGGAGCATACAGTGCACCGATCAGCGGTTATGGGGTTGCAGGGGGATATGGTTCTACCCGTCTACCTTATCAGGCATTTGTAACTGTACACAGGGGGAAGAGGAGGGGGATCCCCGGAGTAGCGGGTTACCGGGTCTCTACAGCCGGATACAGACAGCCATCTCAGGGTGAGTATGTTTCCAGGGAGATGGTTGCCGACAGTCTCACGGATGCACAACTCCTTGCCGCCGTGGCGTCAGTTAAAATGGAGGGCACCATTGTATGGGTGCGCCTGCTGTAAAGATGCAACACCGTAAATAATTCAGTCTGGTCACCACACAGGTGGCCATAATTATGGGGAAAACATGGACCGCCAGATAGTTTATCCGGGCGCTATTCCGCTCGAAACTGACCTGCTCAATACCAATAAATTCGCCATGACAGGGCTGGCAAAACTTGCCTCAGTCATCATGGGGAATAATACGTACCTTTATGGACTCCTCTGTACGCCGACCTCACCCGCTTCGATGGCGGTGAGTGTGGGTGAAGGTCAGATTTACAGCCTGCAGAACGCTGACGGCACCCCCTATTCATCACTTTCGGCTGATAACACCCTCAGTCTGCTTAAGCAGGGGATTAATCGGCGTCCGGTGACATTCCAACTGGTCGCACCAACTGCTCCGGGCCAAAGTATTAATTACCTGATTCAGGCTACCTATAACGATTTGGATATTGGCCCGACTGTTCTGCCTTACTACAACGCGGCGGACCCTGCCAGGGCATACAGCGGACCTGATAACACGGGGGCCGCGCAGAATACGGTGCGTTCAGGAGTCTGCGTTGTTACACTGAAGCCCGGATTAGCAGCCAGAACTGGCTCTCAGTTAACGCCTTCACCGGATGCCGGTTATCTGTCCGCCTGGGTGGTGACCGTTGGATATGGTGAAAGTGCTGTCGGATCTCAGGCAATCCGTCAGGCTGCGGACGCCCCCTTTCTCCCTGTTAATGGCCTGATATCCGCGGTCCGGCAGGGCAAACTGACTTTTGGAGATGACACTGGTACTGAAAATCATTACAGAGTGAAATACCTGCCAGCTATTGAAACTGTCATCGATGGAATGCGGCTGCGTTTTCGAGCAAAGAGCACCAACACTGGCCCGTCGTATCTGAAGGTTAATAGCCTGTCAGAGAGCCGGATTCTGTCAGCCGGCGTTGAAGAACTGACAGCAGGAAAAATACGCCAGGGGGCCACCTCAGAAGTCGAATGGAACAGTACTCATGGAGTTTGGATTTTGTGCTCCGCCATCAGCGGCTACAGCAAATACGAATCCGATAAACGTTATTACAGTAAGGACGGCGGAGAAATCTCCGGAAATGTTGATATTACGGGAAGACTTAAAGTCGGAAATAAACTGAATGTCGGTAGTGCTGAAATGTCGGATGCTGGGGACATTCAGGGAGAACAATGGAAAGCGACGGGTACGCAGGGTTGCCTGTCTGACTGGTTGCAAAACGAGTTGAGTAAGATGCGAGAAGAAATCTCCAAAACTTATATCAAAGGTGTGCGGCTGGGGGCAATAACAGAAACCAAAGCACAGGATTTCCGGTGTCCAGTAGGTCATGTATTAACAGGGGGCAATACCCAACATTCTCATTATTACCGATCTGCTCCCATACAGATATTCATCGACAATCAGTGGGTAACAATTGAAGGTTTATAACATGGTTGAATTTCATAATTTCAGGCCCGGAAAGCCAAAGTCAGAGCGCGAAATCCAGCTATGGGAGAAACAGGGTGTCAGCTATATCTTTGATGAGAACGGAAACGAGTGGTATGCCTGGCAGGCTGCTTTTGCTAATGATACATTGAAAGTAGTCTACGACCAGGATGGAATTATCCGGAGTATGTGCAAG